GCGGGCGGCATCCCGGTGCCCATCGAGGTCCACGTCTCGCTGCCCCCGGGCACCATCATCGGCCGCACCGACCGGGTGCCGTTCCCCCAGGCCAACATCAAGTCCGTGTTGGCCTACCGGAACCTGCGCGACATGAGCCAGTTCGATTACGGAATTTCCCGCATCGCGAACACCGCCGGCGGCGGCCCGCGCCGGGACTTCGAAATCGACAGCCTCGGGGCATTCGCGAACCGGGCACCTGTCGCCATGGCGGCAATTTCCAACGTCGGCTAGCCCGGCCTGCGGCGACACGGTAAATGACCGCGCCGCGTAAACCACTCCGGAAACGCGTCCGTGTCAATTCTGCTCCTGGCACGGGCTCGTTTCCGGGTATTAACCAAGGAGCGATTGAATGCGCCTTTACGCGATCAGGGGCGACGTCCCGGCGGTCACCGACCCCGAGTACGGACACTTCACCGAGGACAAGGACGGCGGTTACTTCGATTTTCCCGACGAGCTGTCGGACCGCTTGTCCCGCTTCGCCCACCGCCGACGCAAGATCTGGGAGACCCAGGAAGAGCGCGACGCCCGGCTGCACGGCCAGGAGCTGGCCCGCCGCCGCGACCCCGAGTCCCTCTACACCGCCGTGTCCGGCATGGCGGAGCTGACGAAGAAGCTCGCGGGGATGCAGCTCGACGGCAGGCCCGCCGCCGAGGACCCCGGCGTCGCCGCCCTGGCCGAGCAGGTCCGGGCGCTCACGGCAAGGCTCGCCGAGCTCGAAGGGCAGTCCGCGTCTCCGGGTGCCCGCGAGGCCGGCCCGCAAGCCGAGGCCGAAACCCCCGGCGACAGCCCGGCCGGGGACGAGGCGCCCGCGAAAGCGTCACGGGCCACGAGGTCCGCCAAGGCCGCCTAGCCGCCGCCTGCCCTGATTCCCGACTTGCCATCCCGCTTTACCCGGAGGTTCCCCCATGTCCTCATCCCTCATGCGTTCCAGCACCACCGAGGGGCCCCTGGTCGCAGGGGGCCTCTACGTCCCGGTCGCCGTCCAGAACAGCGCCTACACGGCGAGCCCGGGCGACTTCGTCCCCGTGGACACCACCAGCGCCGGCGTGACCGTGACCCTGCCTACCGCCCCCGTGGACGGGAGCACCGTCGCGGTGAAGATGGTGAAGCAGGGCGGCACGAACGCCGTCACCGTCTCCGCCGGCGGCGGGGACACCTTCAACGTCACGGGCGGCTCGCAGACGGCCACGCTGACACTGCTCTACCAGGTCATCTTCTTGCAGTACGAGCAGGCGAACGCGGTCTGGCTCGTGACGGACTCCCTCGCCCTCGGCCAGCTCGACGCCCGCTACACGCAGACCGCCGCCGCCCCCGGCTACGGCGAGTCCGTCGCCGGGTACGGCCTGGCGCTCGCCTCCTGCCAGCCGTCGGCGGCCAGCACCGCGACCACGGCCACGAACGAGACCCTGTTCCTGGCCCGGGTGACAGCCCGGGAATCGGCGAGCATCACCAAGCTCGGCGCGTGGATCACCGGGGCCGGCGTCACCCCCGGTGCCGGGGTCAACCTGATGGCGATCTTCTCCGCCTCCGGCACCCAGCTCCAGGTGACCGGGGACCTGACCACCGCGATCGAGTCCACCGGCATCGTCGAGGGCACGGTCACGTCTCAGGCGGTCGTGGCCGGGACTGACTACTGGATCGGCCTGCTGACCTCCTACTCGGGCACGGCCCCGCACTTCGCCGGGACCTCCGCCGCAGCGGCCATCCCGGCGATCAACTCCGTATACTCGGCCGGGTCGGTCGCCTCCCAGGCGACCATGCCCGCCTCGATCACGCCCTCCTCGTTGACCGGGCTGGCCACGCTGCCGTTCCTCTACGGCCGCTAGCCAGGAGATGCTCTGCGAGCCGTGCGACGCCAAGTGGCTCAGGTGCCTGTACGCGAAGCCGCCCCCGCCCCCGCTCCGGCTCATGACCACCGGCCGTGACCTGCCGCGCGACATCGAGGCAGCGGCGGTTCAGCCAGTACGCGGAAGTGGTCCGCGAGTACGGGAAGCAGCTTCAGCGCGACTGTGCCGCGGGCAAGCACGTCACCGAGGACAACGGCAGCCCGGCTTCACGTGCACCATGATGCCGCCCGGCGTCCGGTGGCACTTGCCTGAGCGCGGCACGATGTCGCGGAACAGCGTGAAGGCGACCGGCTCGTACCGCGGCGCGGCTGCGATCCGCTCGCCCTCGACCCACGCCCACGTCTTCCGCCGGACTTCCTGCCCGCATTCACAGCAGCTGTCCGCAACCTCGATGGCGGTCCACCGGCTGCCGCAGTCCGGGCACTCCCACGACTCGCCCGGCTCTAGGGACTCGCGGGCCGGCAGGGCAGTGCACCTGTGCCTGGTTATCGCCTCGTCGCAGGCGGCGCACCCGCTCGGGGCGGTCATGAGCCAGCGGCTGCCGAGGGGACGGCCGCACTCAGGGCATGCCGGCGGGGCCAGGTCGTACAGGTAGATCCCGGTTCCGCTCACAGGATCACCCAGTTAGCGAGCAGCTGGTCGCGCTCATCGCGGAGCCGCATGACCTCCCGCACCCAGTCCTCGACCGAGTGCGTTTCCAGGTGCCGGCGGAAAACGGCCTCAGAGTTCGCGAAGCGGGCGGCCAGCGGCCTCCCGAGCGGGCTAGCGATGATGTCGGCGAGGCTGGGCAGCTGCGGTTCCGGCTCGTCCCACGTCCACCCGCAGGGGCGGATCGGGCACTCGTACCTGTTGGTCACGCGTCCATGGTGGCGCAAGCCGGGACGGGGTGGCGCGGTGGTAGCGGGCACGCCTTATGTAACCCGAGGCCTCCTGGAGTCGGCTGCCACGGGCGTGAGCTGGAATATCGTGCCCCGGGCGAGAGCGACTGACGCGGAAATCTCAGCTGCGATTGCCTCGATTGCGTGGCGCTCGACCTCGATCCTTGACACGTTCTGCAATCAGGTGCTCCGTTCCACGGTCGCCAGCGAGCAGCTTGTCGGCCCCGGCTACCCTCGGTGCAACGTCGACAGGAACACCGGCATCGGCGTCTTGCAGGCAAAGTGGTGGCCGGTCACCGAGGTTCTCGCGATCCAGCTCTCGCCCGCCCGCGCCTTCCCTCCCGTCTGGACTCCGGTCCCGTCCGGGAGTTACCGCATCCGGCACCCGCTGATCTCGGTCGGCGACACGGCTTCCGCGACCGCGCCGGACGGCGGGTGGACGATCGACGTCGCCCCTGGCTACATCGGCTGCAGCCCGTACGGCCGGACGCCGGCGGGCGGCTTCACCGGAGGCGGAGGCCGGGGAAGCCAGCTCGTCCAGCTGTGCCACCTCAACGGCTGGCCGCACACCTCCCTGACGGCCACGGCAGCGGCAGCGGCCACGGTCCTGAGCGTGGACGACGTCACCGGCTGGGCCGGGGCCTCGGGGTTCGCCTACGACGGCTCCGGCACCGAGCCGGTTACCGTCGCGTCCGTCTCGGCGGCGGCCCCGGTAGTGCTCCCGAACGGCGCGGGGACCGCCCAGTCCGGGCCCGGCACGGTCACCCTCACGTCACCGCTCGCCTTCTCCCACGAGCAGGGCACGATGATCTCAGCGATGCCCGCCGCCGGGCTCCAGGCCGCGATCCTCGCCGCCGCGGTGCAGGCGCTGACAGGCGGCACGGACGCCATCACGATCCAGTCGGTGAACGGGGAGCACTCCTCCCCGCAGCCGACAGCCGAGAGCATGACCAAGCAGTACCAGGCGCTCCTTGCCCGCTTTCAGCGGGTCATGTGAGGAGGCCGCCATTCTCGCGTCGGTAAGCAGTTACGTGCGCGGCGTCCTTGACGGCCTCGCCATCCCGTACGTCGACAGCATGCCCCCGCTTACCGCGTGGATCACCCCTCCCGCCCTTGAGCAGGCAGACGGCCCCCGCGCTCACGTGTGGGGCGGGGCGGTCGACATCACCCGGCAGACCGCCCCGCGCGGGCCGGGCTTCAAGAAGTGGCCGTGGGTCGTGGACGTCTACCTCGTCTACCTCACCACCCCGGATGACGGGCTGGACGCGGAGCCGATGCCCCGGATTATCGACGCGGTGCTGTCGAAGTTCGGCGCGGTGACCATGCCGACGTTCATCGACCGCGACGGCAACGTGATGGGGCCGAACGCGGTCAACGACGACGACACCCAGATACAGGCGATCGGCGAGCGGATGCGGCTCCAGTACCCGCCGGAGAAGATGGTGGGCCCCATGCAGATGCTGTGGTACACGGCCGCAGTGCAGCTTGACGTGCTGGAGGTCGTTCAGTCATGACCATGACGATGACCGTCTCAGGCGCGGACAGGTCGATCAGGTTCGATTTCCCCGCGGCCGCAGGCGCGTGGGCGGCGGCTGTCCAGCCGACGGCGACCGCCATCATGAAGGCCCGCGCCCCGTTCTTCACGGGCAACCTCCGCCAGGGCATCGGCTCCCGCACCGAGTCAGTGCCGGGCGTGGTGTCGGTGATCATCTACGGAACCGCCTCCTACCTCCCCTACGTCCTCGGCGGGACCAAGCCTCACCCGATCGCGGCCCGGAACGCCAGGGCCCTGCGGTGGATGGGACGGGGAGGCATCGGGGTCAGTTTCGCCCGGTCGGTCAGCCACCCTGGCACCAAGCCGAACCCGTTCCCTGAAGAGACGATCGGCGTGATCGAGACGTACATCGTCGGCGAGTTCGCCGACGCGATGCAGGAGGCGCTTGTCGTTGAGTAGCGGCACTGTCCGGTTGCGCTACACCGGCACGCACCCGAAGACGTTCACTGACCACGGCATCGGCGAGCTTGAGGAAGGCGCCGAGTTCGAGGTGCCGGCCGACGACGCGGAGCGGTTCACGCGCAGGGCGGATGTCGAGTTCGCCACGCGCGGGATGAAGGCGAAGGCGGCCAAGGCCGAGGCGCAGGCCGAGGAGCCTCCGGAACCGGAGGACTGACCGGCCTCATTCCCAACCCCTCGCGGTGCCGGTACCCGCAGGCGAGCAGGCGCACGACGTGCCCGAGCGCGTCCTTTACCGCATCGTCACGTTCCCGCTCGTCGTAGTCGCGGCCCTCGCTGACGCCCGCTTCCAGGTCGAAGCCGTCCGTGCCCTCGTACTCGTCAAGCACCGCGCGCACCGACTCCGCCCGCGCGGCCTCGGTGCGCGGGTCGTCCATGAAGACGCCCGCCGCCCGCCCTGCTCTCGCGATGTCCGCCTCCGCCTGCGCTCTCAGCCACGCGGCGATCTCCTCTTCCACCCCGCCATTGTCCGCCCGTGCGCGGAGTCAGGAGGCCCGCCGTGGCTTTCCCTAACATCACAGAGGCTTACGGCAGCCTTTCAGCGACGGGACTAGCCGAGGAAAGCTCCTTCGGGGTCCCCGTGGCGGCGACCTCGTGGCAGCCGATGACCGGCAACTCGATGAACTCGGACCCGGGATGGTTCTCCCCTGCCCTGATGATGGCGGTCCGGGACGCCCAGGTGTTCAACCTCTACGGGGAGCAGAAGAACGTCGGGGCGCTTGAGGGGCCCCTGTTCCCGAGTAACGCCATCCAGCTTCTCGTCGCGGCGATCGGGACGGACGCGGTCACCGGCTCAGGCCCCTACAGCCATGCCCTCAGCCAGGCGAACGTGCTGAAGTCGCTGACGGTCGAGAAGAACATCGGCGGCCGGCAGTCGCTCCAGTTCGCCGGCTCCAAGGTCAACAAGCTCAGCATCAAGGCCCCTGCGGGGAACGAGCCGGTGCAGGTGTCGGCGGACATGATCGCCCAGTCCGTGCAGATCCTGACCAGCCCGACCGCGGTGTCGATCACCAATGAGCTGCCGTTCGTCTTCGCGGAGGCCACCCTCACCCTGTTCTCCCACGCCAGGGCCGAGGTCACGAACTCTGACATCAACATCGAGAACGGCATCAAGGAGACCTACACCTACAGCGGCAACCACGGGCCGTCGTTCCTGACCCCCGTGTCGCTGAAGGTCAACGGGACGATCGACGTCGTGTGGTCGTCGCTGAACGACTCCACCTACGGCGACTTCTCCAACATGCAGGCCGGCACCCTCGGGGCGCTCTCGATCGCCTTCGCGCACCCGGGCGGCTCCGGGTACTCGGTGACTGTGAACATGCCGCAGGTCACGCTCGCGAAGGTGGCGCCGGATGTCAAGTTCGAGGACGTCGTGATGAGCACGCTCTCCTACGAGGCCTCGCGCCCGCTGACGGGCGGCAGCCTCTACACCATCGGCGCGACCGTGGTGAACGGCGCGAGCACCGCCTACTAGCCCCCGCACCACGCTCTCGCCGCATCCCCCCGCTCCCCTGAAAGGCAATGCATGCCCGGCTTCCTGTCCGCCTCCGGCTACGAGGGCACTCACGTCATCGACCTCGGCGACGTCGCCCCCGGCTACACGATCGAGGTCAAGCGCTACCTGTCGGAAGCCGAGGCCGGGTTCGTCGAGACAGCCATGATGGGCGGCAAGCAGCGCGTCGAGATGAACGCGAACCGCCAGTTCTCCGACATCGACACCCGCGCCGGCCGGGTCGAGCTCGTGGTGCAGTCGCTCGGTTCGTGGAACCTCGACGACCCGGACGGCACCGTCTGGCCGCTGGACTCGGGCATCGACACCGCGCCGAAGCCGGGTGTCAACCCGTACCCGCCCGGCTGCCCCCGCCGCAGGTCCGTCGCCCGCCTCCCCTCCCCGCTGTTCGACTTGGTGTGGGAGCAGTGCAACAAGCTCAACGAGCCCCGCAAGGGCGCGGACGCCGCCCAGTTTCCTGACCCGGCTGTCGGGGGCGGTCCGGATGGGGAGCGAGGGGCCGCCTGAGCTTCAGGAGTTCCTCGCCGACCGGGAGTTCTTCAAGGAGCTGGGCTGGACGGCGGAGTACCGGAGGACCCGGCCGCTGAGGCAGGTCGAAGACTACGCGCTGATCATCTCGATGATCCGCCGCGAGGAGCAGGCGCGGGCTAACCGCCACCGCTAGCCGGACGGGGGCGGTCCCGTGGCGGGCTTCGAGGGCTTCACCGTGCTGGCCATCCTGGAGGCCCGCGACCAGGCCAGCGAGATCTTCGAGAAGTGCGGCCTGTCGATGGAGAAGCTCGGCGAGTCCGCTGCGGAGACCGCTGACGTCATCAAGGGCGCTGGCGAGGAGATCGACGAGTCCCTGCTGTCCACGGCATCGGGGGCCGACGCCGTGGAGCTGGCCGCCGCGAAGGTCGCCTCCGCACAGGAGCAACTCGCCGCGGCGACCGACGCGCAGGCGCAGGCCGAGCAGCGGCTGATCGCGGTCACCTCCCAGGGCGTGGCGTCCGAGGAGCAGCTCGCCGCCTCCGCTACCGCTCTCGCCGACGCGCAGGGCCGGGCCGCCGAGGCGCAGTCCATGGCAACGGAGGCTGCCGCCGCGCAGGCCGCAGCCCTGGCAGCCCTGGCCGCCGAGACGACCGAGGGCTCTGCTGCCGCCGGCCTCTACGCGGACGCCCAGGGGCGGCTCCGGGATGCCTCGGGCCAGTTCGTGAGCGCCGCCGACGCGCAGGAGATCGCCGTCCAGGCGGTCACCGAGGCGGAAGGCGAAGGGTCGGCTGCCGCGACCGCGCTGGCCGAGGCGAACGAGCGGCTCGCCGTGGCGCAGAAGGCCGCCGCCGAGGCCGCGACGGAGGCGGCCGCGGCACAGGCGAAGCAGGACGCCCTCGTCAGCAGCGACGACGTGGCCACGGCCGGGCAGAACCTGGCCAAGGCCGACAAGGCCGCCCAGTCCGCCTCCGCCGGCCTGTCCGCCGCGCAGGCGAAGCAGGCGACCGTCCAGAAGACCCTTGCGGCCAGCACGGACGAGGCGAAGGCCGCCGCCGAGGCCGAGGCGATCGCGCAGAAGCAGGCCGCGTCCGACGCCGAGGCGTCCGCCGCCCTGCTGTCCAAGGCCGGGAAGGTTGCCGGGATCACCGCCCTGGCCATGGGCGTGGCCGGCGCGGTCATGATCAAGGCCGCAGGCGACTTCCAGAACAGCACCCAGCACCTGGTCACGGACGCGGGCGAGTCCCAGTCGAAGCTCGGCATGGTCCGGGCCGGGATCCTGAACATCTCCACGGCCACGGGCACCGCCGCGTCGTCGATCACCGACGCGATGTACCACATCGAGTCCGGCGGCTTCCACGCGCAGACGGCGCTCGACATGGCAAAGGTCGCGGCAGAGGGCGCGAAGGTCGGTGGCGCGGACCTCGACACGGTGTCGAAAACCCTGGTCGGGACCATGAATGCCTACTACGGGTCCACGACGAACGCGTCAAATGCCACCCAGCGGTCCACCTCCATGATGGAGGAAATGATCGCCACCGTCGGGTCCGGCGACATGCGGATGCAGGACCTGGCGTCGTCCCTGTCGTCGGTTGCCCCTCTGGCGGCGTCGTCGGGTATCGCGTTCAACCAGGTCGGCGCGGCGATCGCGACCATGACGGCGCAGGGCATGACCGCCCAGCGGTCCACCAACGACCTGAACAACGTGATCCGCAACATCGTGAAGCCGTCCGCCGTGGCCAGCAACGAGATGCGGGCCCTGGGCCTGAACGCCAACCAGGTATCCAAGAACGTCGGCAAGCAGGGGCTCACCGGCACCCTGAACGAGTACACGCAGGCCATCCTTAAGAACAGCTCCAACGGCATGGTGACGCTCGGCTACATGAAGCAGATGTCCCCGGCCGCGCAGTCGCTGGCCCAGGGGATTCTCGCCGGGACCATAAGCACGGGCGACCTGACGACGGCGGTCAAGGGCCTGAACCCGGAGCAGGCCGCGCTGATCGCCAAGTTCAAGACGGCCGCCACGAGCGCAACCGGGCTGAAGCAGACCTACGCCGGGGCCATGGCCGCACTGACCGGCGGCGCGACCGGCCTGAACGTCGCCCTCATGCTCACCGGCAAGAACAGCAAGACCTTCGCCGCCGACGCCGCCAACATCGCCAAGCAGGGCAAGGGCGCCGCAACCCTCACGAACTCCTGGGCCGCCATCCAGGGCACCTTCAACCAGAAGATCGCGGTCGCCAAGACGGCGGTCGAGAACACGGGGATCGCCATCGGGTCGGCGCTGCTGCCCGCCGCGACGGCGCTCGTGTCCATGATCGGGAAGGTCGTCGTCCCCATCGCGGAGTGGACGGCGAAGCACAAGACGCTGACCGAGATCCTGTTCGTCGGGGTCACCGCCCTGGCGGCCACCGTCGCCGTCCTGGCCCTGACCGCCAAGGTCGTCAAGACCGTCACGGGCGCTGTCAACGAGGTCAAGTCCGCCTACAACGGCGCGATCGCCATCATGCGCAAGCTCGGGATCATCTCCAAGCAGACCGCCGATACCCAGAAGAAGAGCGCCACCGACGCCGCCGGCACCCAGGAGGCGAAGGCCGAGGAGTCGGCCGGGGTGCAGGAGGGGGCGTCCGCCGAGGCGGCCGCCGCCCAGGAGGCGGACGCCGCCGAGGTCGCCGGGGCGAACGAGACGGCCGCAGCGACCACCTCCGGGTCGTGGATCGCCGCTGCCGCCTCCACCGTCGCCGGGTGGGCCGCGGCCGGCGTCAAGATGATCGCCCAGGCCGCGGTCTGGGTGGCTCAGAACACGGTCAAGGTCGCCGCGGTGGCGGCCTCCAACGTCGCCGGGGCGGCCACCGCGGCTGCCGCGTGGCTCGCGGCCAACGCCGTGATGACCCTCGGCCTCGTGCTCGTGGTCGCCGCGGTGATCGCCGCCGTGGTGCTGATCGTCAAGTACTGGCACCAGATCGTCGACGGGGTCAAGGACGCCTGGAACGCGGTCTACGACTTCATCTCAAAGATCGTCGGCGACATCATCAGCTTCGTCAAGGCCCACTGGGTCCTGATCGTCGGGATCATCACCGGGCCCCTCGGCCTCGCCGTGGCGGTGATCGTCAAGCACTGGAACCAGATCAAGGCGTTCATCTCGACAGCGGTGAACGACGTCCTCAACTTCGTCAAGCAGCACTGGCGGCTGATCGTCTCCATCCTCGGCGGGCCCCTCGGGCTGGCCATCGCGCTGGTCACCAAGTACTGGGGCGACATCAGGAAGTTCTTCACCGACGGAACGTCGAAAGTGCTGTCCATCCTGCGCGGCCTTGCGGGCGACGTCGTCTCCCTCGGCGAGGACGTGGTCCGGGGCATCTGGCGCGGCATCTCCGGGATGGGCGGCTGGCTGTGGGGCCAGGTCAAGGGGTTCGCGGGGAACATCCTGCACTCCTTCACCTCCGCCCTCGGCATCGGGTCGCCGTCCAAGTACACGACGGTCCACGGGCAGATGCTCGGCCTCGGCCTCGCCAACGGGATCACGTCGAGCATCCCGAAGGCCCTCTCCGCCGCGCACCAGATGGCTACCTCGGTCCTGTCGGCCACCTCGCCCCTGTCGGCGAGGAGCGGGAGCGCGGGCATCGGGTCAGCGCTGGCGGCCTCAGCGGTCGGCCCGGCATCCAGCGCGGCAAACGGCGGCGTGACGATCCACCTGCACGTCACCGGCAACACGGTCATGGGCGACAGCGACATGGACAAGCTCGTGAGCAAGATGGGCAAGCGCCTCGCGTCGGTGACGCTCCCCGCCGGGGGCCGCAAGCTCAACATCCGGGGGTAAGCGGTGGCCGTTCCCTCCCCGGCCCTGCAGCTTTACGTCACGCCTCCGGGCGGTGCCGAGGTCGAGCTCACCAAGTACCTGACGTACGAGGGCGCCAACCAGGAAATGACGGTGACCCAGAACTTCGGGCGCCAGGGCGACACGGCCCTTTTCCCCTTGGTTTTCGAGCACAACGGGACGAGCTTCCCGTTCCGGGTTGACCCGCTGTCGCAAATCCGGCTCCACGATTCGCGTGTCGGCCAGACCCTGTTCGGCGGGGTCGTCACCAACCCCGCGTTCTCGGTGCTCGGCCCGAACCTCGGCGAGTGGGATTTGACGTGCACGGACTACACGTTCTACGCGGACCATGCTGTCGTCCGGTTCCCCGCCTCGGGGGTGGCGCAGTCCGACGCGATCGTGGTTGGCCTGACGGAGCAGGCGAACTGCGGGATCAGCGCGGCGAGGATCGCGGACGGCGGGTACGTCGCCCCGGGGCCCTCGCTGCCTCAGTGGACGCTCGGGTATGCGCCGCTCTCGTCGGCGTGGCGGACGCTGGCCACCGCGATGGGGCAGGTCGTCCCCTACGGCTGGTACGTCGATGACCAGCGGCAGCTGCATTTCTACGACCAGGACACCGCCCTCGACAGCCGCGTGACGTTCACGACTAAGCCGACCACGGCGGGCAGCATCACCGAGGGCCACATCGTGCTCGACACCACGTTCCTCTGGGAGCAGGACGCGACTTCCCTGGTCAACAAGGTGCTCGTGCAGGGGGCCACGCAGGCCATCGCCTACAACCTGGCGAACGGCCCGACCGATCACTGGCTGAGCGACGGGGTCAACACGTCCTGGCCGCTACGGTACACCGTCTCGGACTCCCCGGCCCCGGTCCTGTACGTCGGCGGGGTCCAGCAGACCGTGACCGTGACGGACTCCGGTGAGGCGCCGGACGCGGCGTGGACCATCATCTCCAACGCCAACGGCGGGTACTTCCTCGTCGCCTCCGCCGCCCCGTACGCAGGAGCCACCGTTCACCTGTGGTACGCCTACGAGGCCCCGATCATCATGCAGGCCACCGACGCGCAGTCGATCGCCACCTACCAGGGGCCCAACCACGGGGTGTTCTCGGAGTACATCTCGGACTCGTCCCTGACGACGCCGCCGATGGCCCTGGCCAGGGCACAGCAGAACCGGGCCGAGTACGCCTACCCGGTACAGCGCGTCACCTTCAACACCAGCCCGGACTTCCTCGGGTGGGTCCGCGCGGGATACGTGTTCACCTTGGACTGCGCGCTTATCCAGGACCCTAACCGGGGGTACGCGATGGGCGTCTACGACCAGTTCCTGTGCACCGCGAACACCATCACGTTCGCTGACGGCGGGTACCGCACCTGCCAGATAACCGGGGTCAGGATCTAGGTCAGGCCGTGCTCCTCCTGGATGTCCAGCACCTGCTCGGCCTCGCGGAACCGCACCCTCGGCGGCTTGCCCGCCTGCGCCATGATCGCCTGCAGTAGTTCGTTGCCAGGGAACAGCAGCGCGGCGGCCCGCATCGCCTCTTCCGGCTCCGGCACCAATCGCAACCCTGCCATCAGCGGCGCCTCCTCATGCCCGTTCGCTGGCTTAACGCCGCAGCCTAGCGCCACCCGCGCTCCGGGGGAGGTCTTGTGGCCTCTGGAGTCCTGCGGCCGTACTCGCTACCTGATGTCCTAGGCTCCCTCTCGGACGGCATCAGCTCCCTCGCGGGCAGCTCGACGTCGGCGGGCACGGGGTTCTTCACCGAGGCCGATGAGGCCGTGGGCCTGACCGACACCGCCACTGTTACCGTGCAGGCAAGCCCGGCATGGGGCAACGGCCAGTGGGGGCAAGGGGCGTGGGGATAAGTCGTGCCCGGCGTTCCTTCCTCCGCGTCGCTTGCGCTGCACGCGACGATCACCGTCTCGGCCGTCGACTCCCGCTGGCTGGCCGCGAACCGCGGCGACTTCGGCGCCCTCCTCGACCCGCCGGACAGCGTCGTCCGCGACAGCCGCGGCGGCCCGAACGTCACCTGCACGGCGGGACTGACCGCCTTTGCCGCCGCCCTCAACTGGTCCGGGGTCCAGGACCAGGCCGTCGCACTCGGCTACACCACCCCGGTCTACCTCACTCCCCTGTACGGGGCCCTCGGCAACGGGACGGGAACCGCGAGCGCGAGCGACACGGCGCTGTTCAGCGAGATCGCCCGGACGACGATAGGGGCAGGGGCTCCCTCTCCCGCTACGTCGTCGATCTCCGCGCTCTGCGTGTGGATCTTCTTCTTCCCGCCTCCCGCGACGACATGGACGGTGACGGAAGCCGGGGCGTTCGGGCTGGCGACCTCGGCGGCAGGATCGGGCACGCTGCTCGATCACTACGTGCTGCCCAGCCCGGTTGTCATCCAGAGCCCAGACGCGCCGATCTTGCAGATAGCCCTCTCCGTGGCGGGCAGCTAAGCGCGCCGCCCTGCGGCATCGTCGTAAAGCAGGTAGAGCCGCTCGTCGATGATGTACTGCCGGCACCGGGCTGCCGTCTTCAGCGCCGGCCGCCATCTCACGTCCCCGCCGCGAGCCACCACCTGGCGGTCGCCTTTCGGGCGCGCCATGTCGTGAACCTCCCATCCCCAGTACCAGCCGGTTGACGTTACGGCGGGAGTGCCGCCGCACCAGATGCGGAAGCGCGGCACCCACCTGCACTCGAGGTCGCCGTTGAGGTGAACGCCGGCCGTCCCGCCGTGCGCGACGCACACGCGCTGATCCTGGTCGCCCATGCACTCCATCTTCGCTGATCCGGGGGTGCGCGTTGGCCGTCCCGGCTTGGCAGGCGCCCGTCAGCGGATCTCCTCCTCTTGCAGGCCAGATTAATCAGCTCCTCGGCGCCCACCCTGCATCGTTCCTGTACCAGGCCACCCTCCAGGCGAGCGCCACCGGGGGAAGCGGCAACTGGCCGTCCAATGGCCTGTGGGCGGCCCAGGCGTTCACCGCCGGCTCATCCCAGGCGGCAGTCGGGTACGTCACCTTCGCTACCACCGTGACCGGGAGTCCGCCTCCCTGGACCATCTCGGTCCAGGCGAGTTCAGGGGGGCAGCCCTCGGGTACCCCGCTTGCCTCGGTGAGCTTCCCCAAGGAACTCGCCGCGAGCCAGGTGACCGCTCTCCTGCCCTGTGCGGTCACGCCGGGCACGCAGTACTGGCTAGTAGCAGAGCCGGCAGGAGACCCGTCCGACTACTTCTCGTGGCTGCGGTCCTCGGCAGGGAGCGGGTGCCTCACCGCGCCGGACGGGGCTACCTGGACATCGCAGGGGTTCGGGCTGCGATACGCCGTTTACGACCAGTCCGTTAGCGGGCCGCTCGTCGGCATCGTCGAGGACGGCGGGGCAAGGTTTACGCTGTTGTCCTGGTCTGCGAGCGCAGGCCCTGCGACGGTGCAGGAGTTCACAAGCGGCCAGACCTCGGCCGGGTACGCGGAATCAGCCCGGAGCCTTTCCTACTCCGGTTCCCTGCTCACAGGGGCGGCCTAAGGCCCCCGTCGCCGGCGACCTTGGCCTCGCCAGATTCAGCCCTGCCCTAGGTGACTCTCTCCGTAGCGGGCAGCTGATCGGGATTGCGCGAGACGCGCCCTTAATTCCGTTGCCCTCGAACCGGTCCAGGGTTTACCGTTGAGGTATGAGGACATGGCGAGCAAGTGATGAGCGCGGATTCGAATACCCGTGCTCGCAGTCTCCCATGCACATCGGGAAGGCCCCCGGATAAGGACGAGAGTCTGTCGCCGGGAGCCGCCCGCAGGGAAACCCCCTGACGGGCGGTTTTCATTTGAATAGCGCATACGAGTAGCCGCTGGGCGGATGCCGGTCTCCAAAACCGGCGGGCCGGGTTCGAACCCTGGTACTCGTGCGAGCCCCATTGAGGGCTTGACCCTTGACATGTCCATAGCGTGAGCATCTTGAGGCGGCAGCCGTGCCGCCTCCGCCGCCGCGTACCGTCGCGGCGGCCAATGGGCTGCTAGCTCCAACTGGCAGAGCGCCTGCACGGCATGCAGGAGGTTTCCGGTTCAAGTCCGGAGCGGTCCACCTTGGGGATGACAGCTAAGGGAGCGGTCGCGTTTCGCAAGCGTTGACGTAGCGGGTCCGATTCCCGCCATCTCCACCGGGAGCGAGGGAGACGGTAACCCGCCTGGCCTGGGACCAGGATGAACTCAGTTCGACTCTGAGGTTCCCGACCATGGGTCTCTAGCTGAGACGGATTAGCGCCCCGCTGAAGACGGGGAGCAGGCAGGATCGTTACCTGCGGGGCCCACCTTGCGGATGTAGCTCAATGGCAGAGCGACAGCCTTCCAAGCTGCTGGCGGGAGTTCGACTCTCCTCATCCGCTCCATGCGCCGCTAGCTCAACCGGTTAGAGCTGCGGACTCTTAATCCGTGAGTTCGGGGTTCGAGTCCCCGGTGGCGCACGCGCGGGTAACGCTAACCGGCAAAGCTGACGCACTCAAAATGCGCCGTCTGCGGGTTCGAGTCCCGCTCCGCGTACCGATACCCCTTCGTTTAACGGGCAGGACGGCGCACTCTGGATGCGTCAATCGTGGTTCGAATCCACGAGGGGTAGCCACGCCGCCGCGCACGGCTTGCGGCTCCGCCTTCGTACGGCGGATGATCCGGGTCGGCACCGGATGGCGGCTCCATGCGCTCGTGCCGCAACTGGCAGACGGGCCCGCTTGAGGTGCGCGTATTCGCGGGTTCAAATCCAGCCGAGCGTACGCAATGCCCCCGGGTCCGGCGACCGGGTGTCCCTTGTACGGACAGCTTGCCGGGGTCGGCACCTGGCGGGGGCTCACTGTGGCCGGTTGCTCTGTCGGCAGGGGCCGCCGGGCTTTGAACCCGGATTAGCGACACTGGTTCGAGTCCAGTCCGGCCAGCACGTGCCTTTCGGATCGGTGTCCGTCAGTCCTTGGTATGGACTGGCCGCCCGGGTCGGCACCGGGGAAAGGCTCCATGCGGACGTGGCGCAACGGTAGCGCACGACGTTCCCAACGTCGGGGTTGCGGGTTCGATCCCCGTCGTCCGCTCCATGTGACCGTGGTGTCAGCGGTTAGCATCTGACCTTGCCAAGGTTAGGGGGCCGGTTCGAATCCGGTCGGTCACTCGCATGCCGCGCTCGGCGGCTAGCCCCTCGGCGGGCGAAGTGCGGCACAGCCCACCCGAGCACCGAGCCGTCCTAGCCCAACTGGCAGAGGCGCAGGTCTTAGGAACCTGGCGATCGGGGTTCGAGTCCCCGGGACGGTACT